ATCCCGGTTGACTTGAGTGGTGGCGGGATGAGGTTGCAGTAATGGCCACCCTACCCCAATTCAAACAACGCCAGATTGCCCGGCGCAGCACATCTGACATTGACCGCCTGGCCAAACAGTACAAGGCCAGTGTTGATGCCATGACCGGCCAGTATCAGACCGCATTTACAGGCTACCAAGCTGGGGTGGCCGAGAAGATGAAGCCGTATGAAGCGCAGATGGCGACCTACAAAGAGTCGCTGCTGCCGACATACGAATCACAACAGGCTTTGTACAAACAAAAACTGGATGACTACAACAAGGTGCTGGCTGGTATTGCGGCAGACCCTGTAACCCGCAACATAGACAAGCCTGGTGCTGTTGAAGATCGGCCAATCGCTGGATCAATTCGTGTGACACCAGTTGAATATACATACACAGCAAAGCCAATTCCCAAATTTACTGATAAAGCCCCAGTAGCTCCATCTATCCCCGTATCTCCAACTGTGGAGCCGTTTGATTCAACTCAATTTGAAGCGAAAAAAGGCGTGGCAGAGGGCGAATTCAAACGAGAGATTGGTGAGCGCCGTGCGGCCAAGCTGGGCGTTGTCTCTCGCAGAGGAGCGCGGCCATTACTCTCAGGAGCGCAAGCATGAAGGAAGTCTGGGACAAGCCAAGGCCTAAAGATCTGGGCAAACCAAAAGAGCTTTCATCGCAAGACAAGCGCAACGCCATGCGCCGAGCTGCTAAAGCTGGTCGGCCATACCCTAATTTGGTGGACAACATGGCCGCAGCTAGAGAGAAGAAGTGAGCAAGTACAAAGACCCAGAAGGTGGGCTGACAGAAGCCGGGCGGCGCAAGTTTGAGCGCTCTGGTGAAAGTGGCAACCTGCAGCCTGGTGTCAAAGATGCAAGTCCAATTGGTGAACGAGCCAAACGCAAGGGCTCATTCCTGACCCGCTTCTACACCAACCCAAGTGGGCCTCTGGTGGGCGATAACGGTAAGCCAACCAGGCTGGCATTGGCAGCAAACGCTTGGGGCGAGCCAGTGCCGCGCACCGCAGCGTCTGCAGCAAGGTTGGCCGCAAAGGGTAGGAACCTGCTGGACAAGTACAAGATGGACAAGGATAAGGACTAAGCCATGAAAGACATGAAAGCCAAGATGCAAGACAAGGTTGCCAAGGTTATGCGCGAGTACAAGGCTGGCAAGCTCAAGAGCTCAAGCGGTGACAAGGTGGCCAGCCGCGAGCAGGCCGTGGCCATCGCCATGAGCGAAGCCGACAAGCTCAAGAAAGGCAAGTGATGGCAACAGATCGCACCATGCTGGCAGATGTTGAGCTTGAGGCTGAAGAATACTCATGCCCAATCGCTACACGCGACCTGGCCGAGAACCTCAAGGCTCGCAACTTTGCGTTTGAGCACTACGGTTATGGCCCGGCCAACCCAAATGACACAGAAAACAACCGAGTCTTCTGGCTTAAAAAGTCAATCATGCTCAACACCAGCGAGGCCGAGGCCATGGGCATGCGCTGCGGCAACTGCTCTGCATTCATTGTGACGGAGCAAATGTTGGATTGCATCAAAGCTGGCATTGAGGCCAAGCGGCCAGAACAAGAGGCTGGGTATGACGAAGACGTTGTTGAGTCTGCTGGCCTGGGCTACTGCGAGCTGCTGCACTTTAAGTGTGCCGACACCCGTACCTGTGATGCATGGCTAGTCGGCGGCCCCATCAAGGATGAAATGGAAGAAGACTGATGGCTGTCTTAACAGTTACCCGTGAGTCAGACAACACAAACGCACGGTTTGTTGCGCTGACACAAAAGAACAACGCTGGCACTCAGGTGGTTGCTGGCGCTGATGCGCCTGTCATTATGGTTGACGTTAACCATCAACGCAACCATGATGGCCGTGGTTATTTTGCGTACAAGATTGCGCCAGACTCTGCGCCATTGGCTTCTACGGCAAGCATCGACATTGTGCTGGCCTCTCCATCTGGTGTGTTTCCACACTTGACTGTTGATGGAATGTGTCTTGGTGACGCAGAGTTGTACATCTACGAAGGCACATCAACTACTGGTGGCACAGCATTCACACCAATCAACCGCAATCGCAACTATGCAGTCAGCAATGTCAGCCAAGTTGCTATGGTGATCAACCCAACGGTCACATCAGTTGGTACTGAGATTGATGCACAAATTATCCCTGGCGGTGCTGGCAAAAAGTCTAGTGGTGGTACTGCTGGTTCTCTTGAGTATGTCTTGAAGCCATTGACAAACTATTTATTCAGATTGACCAATGTGAATAGCACCTCGCATGCCGCATCTTTGCAGCTTGAATGGTACGAATAACCAAGAAAGATGATCATGGAATACGACAAGAACACACCAGGCGGCATGCGCCTGACACCAGAGCAGATCCTCAAGCGGCAGGTGGCCGCGCAGGCCAAGAAGGATGAGTTCCAGCAGCTCTACCAAGATGCCTACGAATTTGCCCTGCCCCAGCGCCAGCTCTATGGTGTGTGGGAGGGTGGTGCCACTGGCTCCAAGAAGATGCAGCGCGTCTTTGACTCGACTGCCATTAACTCCACCCAGCGCTTTGCCAACCGGCTGCAGTCTGTGGTATTTCCACCACAGCGCAAATGGGCCAAGCTGGAAGCTGGATCGGACATCCCTGCAGACCGCAAGCAGCAGGCCCAGGCCATCTTGGAGGTGTACCAAGACAAGATGTTTACCATGCTAAACCAATCCAACTTTGACATCGCCATGGGCGAGTTCTTGTTGGATCTGGCTGTTGGCACCGCCTGCATGATGGTGCAGCCTGGGGACGATGTCCAACCGCTCAACTTTATCCCCGTGCCGCTCTTCTTGGTAAGCTACGAGGAGGGTGCCAACGGTCAGGTGGACAACGTCTACCGGCGCATGCGCATGAAGGGCGAGAGCATCCAGCGCCAGTGGCCAGATGCCGAGATCCCTGACGATATGGCCAGGCGCATTGAGCAAAAGCCAACCGATGACATTGAGCTCTTGGAAGCCACCATCTATGACCACAAGCGTGGCGACTACTGTTACCACGTTATTGACAAGACATCCAAGTCAGAGCTGGTCTACCGCCGCCGCAAGATGTCGCCATGGGTGATCAGCCGGTACATGAAGGTGGCCGGTGAGATCTATGGCCGTGGGCCATTGATGACCGCCTTGCCCGACATCAAGACGCTGAACAAGACCATTGAGCTGCTGCTCAAGAATGCATCGCTGGCCGTGGCGGGTGTCTACACCGCCGCAGACGATGGAGTGCTCAACCCCAACACGGTGAAGATCGTGCCGGGGGCGATCATTCCAGTGGCACGCAATGGCGGCTCACAAGGCCCAGCCCTGCTGCCCCTGCCACGGTCTGGCGACTTTAATGTGTCCCAGCTGGTGATCAACGACCTGCGCTCCAACGTCAAGCGCATCTTGCTGGATGAGTCATTGCCGCCCGACAACATGTCGGCCAGGTCGGCCACCGAGATCGTTGAGCGCATGAAGGAGCTGGCCCAGAACCTTGGCTCTGCCTTTGGCCGCTTGATCAACGAGACCATGATCCCGGTCACCGCCAAGATCCTTGAAGTGATGGACGAGCGCGGCCTGATCGACATGCCCCTGCGCGTCAACGGGTTGGAGGTCAAGGTCACCCCGGTGGCACCGCTGGCCATGGCTCAAAACATGGAAGAGGTCAACTCGATCATGCAGTACATGCAGATCAGCCAAAGCCTTGGCACCGATGGCCAGTTGGCCATCAAGACCGATGTGCTGGTGGACTACCTGGCCGACAAGCTGGGCGTGCCTGCTGCCGTGCGCAACACCGCCGCCGAGCGTGCCGTGCTCATGGAAGAAATGCGCAACCAACAGCAGCAACAAGCTATTGCACAAGCCATGGCCATGCAGGCCCAAGCGGGTGCCGGTGGTATGCCTGCGCTGCCTGCGCCACAAGGGATGCCAGCATGAGCTGGGATGAGATCAACGCCATTGGCGAGACCTCCGACATCCGCGAGGTTGATCAAAAGCGTGAGGACTTGGCCAAGCTGACCCTGCGCGTGTTCGGCTCCGAGGACGGCCAGAAGCTGCTGCAGTGGCTGCGCGACATGTATGTGAATGTGCCCATCGCCGTACCGGGCACAGACCCCTCGCACGCCTTCTTTGCTGAAGGGCAAAGGACGGTAGTGAGGGACATCGAGGTACGGATCAACTCAGCAAGGAAACTATGAGCGACACAGCAACCGTTGAGCCCGGTGCAACCGGCCTACTTGACAACGTGCAAGTGAATGAAGAGAAGACTCCAATCAATCCACAAGCAGCAGAAATCGACCACAAAACAGTCGAGCCAGGCGCACCAACGCCTGATGAACCGCTTGAGCGACCTGACTTCTGGCCAGAAAACTTCTGGAAGAAGGATTCCAACGAACCCGACCTAGAGGGCATTGCAAAAAGCTGGTCAGATCTGCGCAAGCAAATTAGCCAGGGCAAGCACAAAGCGCCCACAGACGGCAAATACGACCTCAAGTCATTTGGCGACCAGGCTGAAACCAACCCTATCGCCACCACCCTGTCAAGCTGGGCCAAGGACAACGGCCTGTCCCAAGCTGCCTTTGATGACTTGGTGGGCAACTTGCAGACCCAGGCCAAGGAGATCATGGAAGGCGACATGGTTGACCCAGCCGTTGAGATGAAGCAGCTTGGCCCTAACGGCAATGCAATCGTCAACGGCATGGTTGATTGGGCTCGCGGCTTGGTCAACAAGGGTGTTTGGTCAAAAGATGACTTTGAAGAGTTCAAGATTATGGGCGGCACGGCTCGCGGGA